TGATCGTCGCACTTTCGCGAGTCACCGGTCAGTCCTTCCACATCCGCCAAAGTGGCGGCCCCAAACTCCGGTTAAGGAGCAACGAAAGGATAATTAATCCCGATTACGGTGAATCCAACGTGTAGTTGTGATCCATGTACCTTCGTCATCACCAGTCGCAGTCCACAAAGGCTGCCCTTTCGGACACCCATTCGAAAACTGCCTACGACGAAGCTTATACGCATAGAATGCAGCCTGCTTGTACTGCGTCTCGCGACGCGGCACCCAGGTCCGCACACGGCACTGATAGCCGTGGTTGGGATCAAACCGGTCCAACTCCCGCGAGGGGGTAAGGAAACCGGAATCAGAGACATCGCCAAAAGGGATTTTATGAACCCCGTCTGGCAGATTTCCCACCATCTTCTTGGTTACCTTGCTAAAGGGTGAACCATAAATGCGCATCGACCACCGAAGTGCTCGATTGTGGAAACCGATGATTTCTTCCAACGTGGTTAATGACTCCACGAGATGAAACCCGGTCACGTCAACACCCATGAAGTAGTTAGCTCCACAGGACTCGAAGAAGGCGCCATCCTTATAAGATTTCTTGGTGTTAACCGTGAAACCCATGAAGTTCAGCACCTGAACGAGTGGGTCGAACACCGCCCTTTTACAGACGATATCATCCCCGTAAACCGCGACCATTCCACCATGCTCCGCAAATGCTTCATTCACGCTCTGCGAGAGTGCCCAAAAAATCAGGCTCTCAAGCTCAAACGTGAACGCATTCCCCATCGAGCTGAACTTCTCCAACCTGATCATCTTACCCTCGACTTTCGAGAAGGGGGTTCGCAGGTCTTCCAAGTAATCAGCCCAACGGGTCGGTAGCAACAGCCGGATAAGCATAAAGCAGATACTGTCGCTCGCACTCTGGAGATCAAGAGTGCTATAACCAAGCGAATAGGCTATGCTCGCCATCCACTGGTTAAAGGATTGGTCATCCAAGTCGACTCCGACGCGCTTTAGTTGCCGTCTGAGATACTTTCCAACACCTTGTTGGAGAAAAGCGTTCCCAGTTGGCTCGGCAGCGATGCACCGGTTGATGAAAGCACTTTTAGGAACCGTGAGGAACCTGGAGTGCCGAATCACCTGAAACATCGAGGGAAGTGGTGACACGTAGTTGAATGCCTCACGGCAGCAAATACTAGCCATCCACCCCGGATCCCGAGTCATAATCTTCCTCAGGTGAGGAAGGGCGCGCGCCGTGACCGTAATTTCGTCGGTCATCTTTTTTGACAGCATAACGCCGCGCGGCATGTCTGCCGTGGCGCCGCTGCTCCAATTGCACAACTCTGTTGCCTTCTTAAAATTGAAAGGACCAAGAACCGACTCTATCTTACTCTGGGCCATCGAAATGATGGTTGCTAGAGTCGTGGATTTGCCCTCAGGACCCTGTATTGGGATCGCAAGGGCGGAGTTATCTCCACGAAGAATCTGGGAGATCCGGACATTCGCGTGAAAGCAAGCATGTTCAGAGGCTGACCAGCCTTTGAGCGCTTTAGCGTCGCGTTCCTGTTCTGACGTACCAGGGAGTCCCCTGAATTTCTTCAGGAAACTGTAGCATTGCCAGTCCAGTGCGAACGCCTCGGCGTCGTCGTACAAACGAGGATCCGGGAGAAGGTCTTTAAGCTTCTCCGGATCGGCTTTCGACAGCCGTTTTGCCTCGCGGGCGAGGGGTGACCCTACGCGATCACAAAAGTCTCTGAATAACTCCAGGACCGCCTCATCACTGAGGTTTGTGATGGGTTTCATATGGTGATTACCAATTCTTCTTAAACGGAAGAAAAGCGCGATCGATTCAGTTGTTAAACTGAAGCGTCGTCACCATAGCGACCACCTGCGCATTTTGCAGCAGGAGGGCAGACATCTTTGAGATGTTCTGCCGATCCAACAACGCAGAGCGTTCGGCGAGTGGGTACTCGCCGACAAAACGCATCGTGTAAGCCAACTGTGGGGCCGGCAGCACGCCGGTTACCGTCGAGTTGGTGATATTCGCAAGGACGGGCTCATGGAGCTCGACTCGCGCACGATACGCTCGGTTGTCCGACGACTGACCCGGGGTGGCCGGAGGTGGACGCTTCAGCTGAATGGCGATTCGCCAGTAGCCGATGACGTTTGCCTGCGACTGATCCTCGAACCAGTACTTACCGTCGGAGTCCAAACCCATTGGAATGAACGTATGATTGACGGGCGTTGCCGCCGCGTCTGCAATCACGATATTGGCGTAGGCCATTGTGATAAATCCTATGTAGTTCTGTAAACCTTGGGCTGTTACGCCGTAACGGTTCACAACTTTGCGAAAGAGATATAACTACCTCAACAACTGTCTCAAGAGAGCAGCAGCCGATAGCAGTCGCGAAGCTCCAAGCTTTACGTCAAAAGACGGAAGCGAGGGTGTGGGATACGCGGTCAGCACCGTTCGGGAGAAGGAACAATCCACGCGGGCCCCCTGGGCCTGAAGCGTGTATCGGTTTCCCCCGTTGGTGTACTGGTTGCGTACAGCTGATGTACTTTCGTACCGTGTCAAAGTGGATTGATACCCACTTTTAAACGACGTTCCGTAGAGTAGAGAAGTCTCTAGGTTACGCATGTACGAGCCGAGATCGAAGACCCAATCGATCACGAACGAGTAAGGCATCAACTCATAAGCCACAGAGAGCGGGTTCATGGACGACCATCGCCCAAGATTGTTATCAAAGCCGGGGTTCAGGAGGATCCCAAACTCAACAGAGATAACACCAACTAGGTTACCCGGGACGTTACCGTTCCAGCCAACGAAGCTGCCGCTTGTGGTAAACTTTCTATCAAGCGATCGAGTTGCCTTCGCCTTCACCGCACACTTGTTGTGCACGAATCCAACGATGTTCTGAGCAATCCCATGGATATCGCTCAGCAACGGGTTCCAGCCGTAGGTATACTCACACCATCCATTCGCAAGAGACTTGGATGTCCCTCCGATCAGCGACCCCACCTGTGAGGGTGAGGGACGCTGAGGACGATACGAACCGGGGTTCCGGGCTTTGACGCCCTTCTGCCAACGCCGCAGAGCGGCACCGGCCTGACGACGCTTCTTAAACGTCTTCAGCTGGTCGAGGATCTCCCTCTTCCAGGACCGTTTCATATCTGCCATACCACTCGTCAACCGACCAACGAGGTTGAGCATCTTCGCCGACTGACCACTTTCCGCAAGGGACGTGGCTAAGTCTAGCGAGCCTCTGACTTTCTCGGTCAATTTAGAAATGGCATCATTCAAGCACTGGTTGTACTCGGGTGTTAACACGAGTACAGGGCAAAACGTTCCAGCTCCTGGGAGCTGACCTTCTATGGTTCGAACGATTTTGGTCCCAGTCATCTCAACATACAACCCTTTCAAAGTTTGAAGAACTGTGTAGTTGTATGACCACGGATTGGGGGTTTTATGATTCCCCCGGATCAGCGTGGCTGCACTCCAATTACGACTATAACTAGTCGCGGCGCCCCTGTAATAGACCGGTGAAGGTCCGAAAGCAGGGTAATCAGTCTGAAGCCAAGGCCCAGACTGAACCATGGAAGCAGTAGGCATAATCCTCTCTCCAGTAAAAGAACGATAGGCTGGTGTCGCAAGACAACAGCCCCGGGGTGGTTAATCCCGGGTTGTGATTACCAATCACGCTGTCGGCTATAGTTGGGGGATACCCCAATTTAGAGTGGTATAGCACCACTAAAGAACCGGCAGGACCATCTGAACCTCTAGCCTGATCCCTGGAATTACCAGCGAGTTTGCACGAGGAAGATGGCCTGTCC